TCGCGCAAAGCATTTATTCCCGTTCCTGATAGTCCCATCCGCATAGTGCTTTGATAACGCAATGCGGCTTGTTCTAGGGCCTCTTGTGCGGCTTTGCAATAGGGCAAGGCTTCTGGCCCGATGCCTTCTATTGCCATGACCTCACAAATGTTCATCATGTCGGTCAATTCTTGCCAATCCTGAAGTGTTCCTAGACCCCTTGTCATTGCATCGAGCGAGGCCAGTTCAGTCATTCGCAGTTTATCCAATATATGTTCTTGGGTAATGCCAGCGCCAGTAATGGCATGATGGATAACATCCAAAAGTTTCCAATGCTTGCGTTTAGTCTGCTTTTTCATTTCATTAAACCCCGAACAAATTGGGCAAATGACTGAGCCGTATCACCAAATGGCTTCATTTTTTCAAATTCTTTGGCCACTTCTTCTAGCGTTTTATTGCGTACTGGACAATTACGGCCTTGATTGCAATCGTATGTACAACAATCCATTCCACTAGATTTAAGTTTGTTTTCGCGCTCAATACGTTCAAATTCAAAATCTTCATCTGATTTCATAATTTCACCTGTAAAGAAATTGGGACATAAATGCAGGCTTTGTCTTTGGAATTTTTGACATTCACAAAGTACTGAGCATTAGCAACCTGATAGCGTTTGCAGTTTTCGCACTTAGCATCAGGTCTGTTTGGCAGACAAGCAACAATTTTTCCCATCATGTTGTTGCCCTTCCTTCTGCGCGGTTGGAAGACTCTAAACTGCGCCAGACAGCGATTTTGGCCTCTGCCGCTACCATGAGCCATCTAAGGCGTTCAGACTCTGCTACAGCCGTTTCTAGGGCTTTTAAATGGGCTTTGTATTCAGGGTGGGAATAGGCAAAGGTTTCTTTGGCTGATTCTGTCTTTTCGCTACTGGCTGCCATGAGCATGGCTTTAATTGTTTTGCGGTATTCGGTCATATAGACCACGTTGGCCTTGGCTTGGGCGTAGCCAGGCGCGTTGTCGCGAATGAAATCAAGTGCTTTAAATGGTGAAATATCTTCCATTTCACAACTCCTGAATGGTTACGCGGTAGGCTTTGCCCTGCATATCCACAATGTCAATGGTTTTGACAGTAGAGTTAAATACACCATCAAAGTCTAAGTCCAGTTTGATGCGACCCACCTTGTCAAGCAGGTTTTCTTGGTCAAACTGCATTAGTGACTTTTGAACAATGTTTGCGATGTAATCGCAGTATGAAAGTTTGAATGATTGCTTCATCATGTTTTCCTTTTAATGTCTTGTATTTGCTTGCGGATATGGTCTGGCATGGGCGCAGCCTTTTTGCTATCAGCGGCAATCTTGGCCAATGCAGGGTCAATAGTTGGTCTGGGTTTTAAATCAGGAATGTCAGCGCCATCCCATCTTTGCTGATTAAGATAAACCTTGGGTGCTGGTATCCATGCACCGCTATCTTTTAACCATTGCTCTGTGGTGGCCATCCATTGAACGTGTTTTAAGATGGTTTGTTTTTGGCTGAAGTAATAAGATTCAACCCATTTTTTCTTACAGGTAGTTTTTTCACCTTTACGAACGCATTTAGGGTAGGCCGCCCAAAATTCTTCAAAGCCTTCGTCAGTTAAAGACTTTGCTTGTGGTTGTTCAAATCCAAATAAATCCATTGTCTTATCCTTTTCTTTTAGCCATAGATTCTCCAAGGGTGGATAGATGGCTGTTCTATCCTTACCTCTCCATACTCTTAATGATTAAATACCTAAAGAGTACCAAGTGCGCTTGACGAGTTAATTCTCTTATACATCTGGCCTTGTTCCACCGTTGTACCAAATGCTTTACCAGTCGCTCAACTAACGCTGGTCGGCAAACAGGGGGTGTGTCCTGATGTCGGTGTTTTCTTCCAAGCCATCCATGCAGATGCACTACTTTCGTGTGGAGTACGGAAGCAATGAGATGAACGTAAAAAAGCCACTTAGCTCTACCCTCGGTGAGAACCCTAGAGCAAAAACCAAGGGCGAGAGTAGAATTAAGTGGCTTCAATTGGTCGCTTCTCACGGCAACGATTAAATTATAAACACAGAAAAAAATAGTTTGCAAGAGTTTTTACAAAACTTCCAAAATTATTTCTGCTGCACCCCATTTGACCACCTGTTCACGAGTAACAGTTAAAACGTCTATCTGGCCATCATCTACAAATACCCCAGACTGACACAAAGCATCAAGGGTTGACTTAACCACATTGTCAATATCCCTAACTCTGCGGTCTGGTGGGTAAAGTTTGATTGTGACTGCCAAACGAGCATCACCAAATCCCTCATGGCCACTACGCATGAATTCAGCGGCAACGTCACTTTTAAAGACTTTAGCCCTAGAAGTCAAAAACCTCTGCGACCCTTTAAAACCCCAATAGGTATTAACACTAGGCGGAAAAGGTATCGTTAATTTAATTTCTTTATCTGTCATACATTGCCCAAAGTGTGTATAATACTTTCAGCACAATCGGTGCTATGTTCAAAAAAGGGAGTAAGTATGAGTAGAGTATATGACCAATGGCTAGACAGCCGCAAACATGAATCAGACGAGTTCGTGCATGAATTCGAGATGCGTACAGAACACCATCTGCAAACTGATTGGAATCCCGAAAACTACGAAACATTCTTGGATGCGCTATTTGACGCAGACTTGAAGCCGTATGAAGCCCGACTCAAAGAAGCCGTTAAAAAAGGCCATCTGGGTGCGTTAGAGATTGGAACAATCATTGTCGACATGGTTCACGACTATTGCGAAGACAAGGCAAAACAATTGGCAAAACAAGACATGGTGAAATTATGAAAACATTTAATGAATTACGAACAATCAATGTTGGCAAAAACATTGAGAAAAAAGGCAACCTGTCATACTTGTCATGGACATGGGCAGTAGATACATTGCTTCAAGAAGACCCAACAGCGCATTGGGAGTTTCACGAGCCTAAAGCCTTTGGAGACACTTTGATGGTGTTTTGCACTGTTCACGCGGTAGGCAAATCAATGACGATGCACCTGCCAGTTATGGACAACCGCAACAACGCAGTTAAAAACCCTGATGCGCGTAAAGTATCAGATGCCATGATGCGATGCCTGGCTAAGTGCATTGCTTGTTTTGGAATTGGCCTATATATCTTTTCTGGCGAAGATGTGCCAAAAGAGGCGCAAGAAGAAGAACTGGACCAAATGTCAATGACAGATGCAATCATGGCATCACCAGATCTTGAGCAATTGCGTGAGGTTTATTTTGCAACTGTCAAACAATCCAAAGGCAATCAAGACTTGCTGACCTTGTTAGAAGCGGCCAAAGATGCACGAAAAATGCAATTGACGGAGGCCGCATGATTCAGCCCTACATCAACATTGAGCAAGGCTCAGACGAATGGAAACTGGCTAGGCTTGGCCATGTAACAGCCAGCAACATTGCCGAAGTAATGAGCAAAGGCAAAGGAACGGCAGAGGCGGTCGGTCGATACAAGTACAAAGTCAAAATTGTTGCCGAGCGTTTAACAGGCACAGCAGGCGAATCCTACACAAACCCTGCTATGCAATGGGGCATTGAGCAAGAGCAATTTGCCTGCATTGAATACGAAGCCGCCACCAATCAATTTGTAGACAAAACAGGTTTTTGGCTGCACCCAGACATTCAATGGCTTGGCGTATCCCCTGACAGACTGGTTGGCCAAGAGGGACTCATTGAAGTGAAGTGTCCCAATACGACAACGCACTTGGATTACCTGTTTGAAAACAAAGTGCCATCAGAGTATTACAAACAAATCCAATGCCAACTGTGGGTAACTGGTCGCCAATGGTGTGACTTCGTTTCCTACGACCCCAGACTGCCCAAACGCAATCAATTACTGATTGTGAGGACAGAACGCGATGAAAAACTCATTGCGGAAATGAAGACAGAAACCGAGAAATTCTTGGCCGAAGTCACTAATCTAATCATCAAACTCGGAGAGTAAATCATGGCTGTAAATAAATTCATTGGCATTGGCAACTTGGGGCGCGACCCTGAAATGCGTTTTATGCCAGACGGCAAGGCAGTGACCAACTTTAGTATCGCAATCAGCGAAAAGTACAAAGACAAATCAGGCGAGGCCAAGGAAGTCACAGAATGGGTCAATGTGGCGTTTTTTGGCAAACTGGCTGAGATAGCAGGGGAATATCTGAAAAAAGGCTCTAAGGTCTATATCGAAGGCAAGATGAAGACAGAAAAGTATTCCAAAGATGGAGTTGACCGCTACACCACCAAAATCATTGGCGACAAGATGGAAATGCTGTCTAGCAAGGGTGAGGAAAGAAAAGCAGCGCCAGTAGAAGAAATGGAAGATTCGGAAATTCCGTTCTAGAATGGGCTTGAGTTGCCACTTAGGGGATGCTGAAAGGTGTCCCCTTTTTTTGTATTATTTTTACAACTATGATAAAAAATCTTTGTTTATCTATATAATACTACTCATGGCAAGGTCGCCATGTGCAAAAGGAAACGAAACATGATTAAAGATACATTTTTGGCCATTGCGATTGGTGTTGTGATGGCACTGATATTGATTGAGTGGGCAGTTGGATGCGGAGAGACATACACCGATTCAAATGGTGTTGAGCATCGCCAAACCTGTGTGTTTGTAAAAGGCGGTGTATGAATGAGTTGGCTCTTTTCGCGGGTGCTGGTGGAGGAATACTTGGGGGACATCTCCTTGGATGGCGAACAGTCTGTGCAGTCGAATGGAAGCAATATCCAGCAAGCGTACTGTGCGCCAGACAAAATGACGGGCTTCTCCCGCCTTTCCCGATTTGGGATGACGTACAGACCTTTGACGGACGACCTTGGAAAGGAATTGTTGACGTTGTATCTGGAGGATTTCCATGCCAAGACATCTCAATTGCAGGGGGGGGGGCTGGCATTGACGGAGAACGAAGCGGAATGTGGGGAGAAATGGCGAGGATCATTCACGAAGTACGACCCAAGTTCGTGTTCGTGGAAAACTCACCAATGCTCACTTCTAGGGGACTTGGACGAGTTCTCGGGGACTTGGCCTCAATGGGGTTTGATGCGCAA